CTATGCCGTAAGTAGGGAGACCAAGATGATCAAGGTAGATCTCAAACTTGCAGCCCTCGTCTTCAGCTATTTCTTCACGAAGTTGGTCTTTGTTCATTTTTTCCTCTTACTTGCTGCACCACCTCGCTTTTTAGCAGTTCGGGCAGCAGCTTTAAAATCAGCAGCACTCGGCGCACCTTTTTGTCCGGGTTTACGCATTTTTTTGCCGCTTTTTCTACGAGCATGAATATTTCTGTACAAACTCATTTCGCTAAACCTTTCACTTTCTCAAATGTCCGCAAACCACCTAACCCTAACATACCCATTAAGACAGTAAGCAAACTGCTCATATCAAACTCGGGGAGTTGTTCTGCAGAGATGGGTAATTCTGGGAAGGTCATCATTGCAAAAATGATTATTGGGTAAAGGACAAAATGGTAAGCAAGAGCAACACCACAAGTCCAGCCGATAAAAGGTCGCCAACCCGCAACGAATATACTTCGGTGCTGAGCTTCTGCTTTATTAACTTCCACTTGAGCCATTGCTGACTCATGTGCATGTTTTTCAGCCATTGTAGCAATTTCATGAGCTAACTTCGCTTTCTGATCTTTGTCCTCAACAAACTTATCCAGCAACCCTGTGACGGGGCCAATCAATGCTTGAATCATCTGTCATATATCCTTACTGTTTCTGGGTCTACAGTGCGTGGTACGCAATATGCTGTAACTCTATCTTTGGGGTCCAAATAAGCACTGTATTGGTAATTACCATAACGCTTTGTTACTTGACTCGCATACCAGTTGCAATCTGTAATAGATCTCCAATACATATTTCCAGACTCTAATTTGCGAAACTCACCTGTACCTAAATACACAAGTAAAAGAAATACATCCATGGTTACGCTCACTCGCCTCTGTGTTCATGTCCCATCCATATCCCAAAAACACCAGTCATCACGCCCATCACAACTGAAACAAATGCAGACTGTGATGCTGTAGGGGCAGGTAATGACATAAACCATTCAGCGCAACGCCAAGACATAGCAGTGCTTACCAACATCATAAAACGTGGTAAGATTTTCCACTTTAGAAACTGCTCAACAGTTATCACTTAACGCCTCTAAATTTAGTTCCCCGTAATGCAGCACCGCCTCCTCGTGAGATCCCTGCATTTGTAGCACGGTTACTGGTTGCATCCATTACAGCTTCACCACCCGAGGCGAGTTTAACGCCCCTGCCTTTAAGGATATCTGCCCGAGTAACTTTGCCATCACCAGTAAGGTCTGGGAACCCACCTTTTTGCATTTTCATCCTGCCGCCTCCCGCTTTCTTCTTTCTACCTGTTTTAGAATCATAACCAAATTCAAGAAACATCATTTGCTCTATTTCTTGAATCTTATCATCATCACCATCAGCAATCGCATCACTGAGTTGGTCTTTTAGTTGTGCTACTCGTTCTGACATTTTCGTCTCCTTAAATACCTACTTTGGGTGTTTGCAAACCAAGCATCCGCTCATTATACATATCAAATAAAGTTTTGTCAGTAAGTGGGTCAGCAAAACCGCCAAACTCTTGCACATCTGGTCTTTCACCAAACATAGTGGGGAGTGGCCTCGTATCGCCGAGGTCTGGTGAAGGCATTGGTGGAGTAAATACCCCAACATCTGCTTGACTTTGTAAATAATTATCTATAAGACCTTCATTAACTCTTCTTTGCCGGTCTCGCTCTAACATCTCACCAAACTCTTCATCAGACAACAGTGAATCAGCTAATCGTTGAACTTCTCCAAAACCAGATCGGTTGATATCGGGGAACTCAGTAGATCCAGTGTCTATCCTAGTAAAACCGCTTGGCGCAATAGTATTTGGTGTAAACTCAATAGTAGGTATCGGTGCATCATCTGGGCGACCTGTAAAATCAATAGTGGGTATAACTTCACTCACAGGTGAAACAGGCTCGGGGACTTGAGCTGCTTGGTTAGCCGCAAGACGGTTCGCAATAGTCACGGCTAATTGGGGTGCTTTACCAAACCCCATTACTGATGGCACTGCACTTAATATCCCCAACGGCGTATTTCTCCCAGGAACTACATTGTCGTACACATTAGTTAAAAACGGCTTTGCAGTATCATAGCCTAAAGATTTCAACGCTTGTGAAGCTACACTCGGGGAAGTGATACCAAACGCTTCTTGTTTATCTCCATAAACATCTGCTAAAATATCTCGCGCATTTTGTTTTTGGTAACTATCTGCAAAAACATTTACGCCAGAATCAATATCACGATTAATTTTTTCAACTAAAGCATTGATACCAGAAAGCTGATTGCCTTCTGTACGACTTCCAGGACCATCTTGCCGTCCTACTCCACTGCCTCCAACACTAGGCGAGCTAGGGGTACTACGACTAGGAGGACTACCAAACGCTTCCCGTTCATAATTCGATTGCGTATCATCTCTGCCACTACGCGAACTGCTTCTGCCAGACGGGTCACTTGCTCTAGAAGATTCTCTTTCCCCTGCAAAGCCCCGTGGCATTACTGACCTCTTTGATTCTGTTGTTGCCGCTGGATGGCGATCTGAGCTCGCATATTAGCTATATCTTCAGTAGAAGCTATACGCTCTCGGGCAATATCAGAATTTTCTTGGCGAGCTTGTGCATCAAGCTGAAGTTTTTGTTGATCAGTCTGGTTATCCATTTGCATTTCACGCTCACGCAAAGCTAACTCTTGTTTCTTAATATCAACAAGCGGATCGCTTTGTGGCTGTGGTGGTTGCTGTTGCTGGAACTCAGCCATGAGCTGCGCTTGCATCTGTGCAATCATTGCTGCTTGCATTTCAGGTGGCTGCTGTTGCATTTGTGGATTAGAAGCCATCTGTTGTTGATAAACAACTTGCGCTTTCATACCTATATGTTCGTAAATGTGTTTTTCCAACGTCAACAGTATGGGTGGCTGCATCTGCGCTACTCGTGACTGCATGTAAGCTAAATGCACGGCAATATGTGCATCATGGTCTTGGTCTGGAAAGGCTTGCATTTTGCCCTGCCCACCAGCCGCCTGACTAGCAAACTGATTTTCAGCAGCGGGATCCATCGGCTGTGGTTGTGGTTCAGGACGGAGCACTTGTTCTACATTATCAACACCAAGAGCTTCATAAACTCTCCGGTATGCTTCACGCAAATTGTGCATCTCAGGTGCTGCGGTAGCCAATTTAAGTTGTTCTTGAGCTAAAACCACCCTTTGTGACATACTAAAGATGTTTGGGTCACTAACAGGGATAATATCTACTCGAGCATCAAAATCACTGGCCTTTACCTGTGCATCTGGCCGAACTTCATATGGATACGGAGTAGGATCTTCAGCAAAAAGCCGTGCAAGCATCTTAAGTTCTTGTTTAAGGCTGGCATGTAACCTTTTATGGACAGCACTTATGATTTTTGCGCCACGTTCAAGTAACGCAATCGTAGTACCTACTGGCATTTCTTGTCTGCCATCACCAACACCGATATCTGTAGTGCCAATAAACCGCTGAGCAGACTCAATAACAAACCCCATAAGCTGGAATAGCGTACCAGAAGGCTCTTTGTACGGCAAAGCCATCAAACTTGTGCGAATATCACCTCCAGGAATGTCAATATCCCTAAATTCTCCAGGATGGAGCGGCATTTGTTCATCGGCAATCCGCAAACCGCGAGCTTTAAACCCTGCTGGCATATTACTCAGCGTTCCAGAGTCA